CGCGAAGGGACTTTGGCCAGCACGGCGTTAGTGGCGGGGGTAGCCGGTGCCGGCTACGCGTTCGTAAAACTGGGCGAGTTCGCACTTCACACCGTTAATGAACTCCAACCGATCCAAAGCCAACTGTATGCCCTGTCCGGCAGTCTTACACAGACGAAGGTCGACATGCAGTTTGTCATGGAGACTGCGGACAGGTTCGGTCTGAAGTTCACCGAGATCGCTAAGTACTTTGTTGAGCTGGATATGGCAGCTAGGGGTACTAGGTTGCAGGGCGAAGGCATCCGGAACATGTTTGTTGAGCTCGCCGCTGTCGCCGGCAACTTCCAGATGAGCACGGAAAAAGTTGCTGGGATGTTCAACGAGATGCAGCGTCTCCTCAGCATGGGCATCGTTCAGTGGAGGAACCTTAGAGAAGTCTCACGTGACATCCCCAACATCTATGAGCTGATTTCCAAGGCCATAGGAACCGATGCGGTGTTCGCGCTGGAGAGGTTCCTGAAGCTGGGTACGCAGGCATCCGATGTCATAATACCCAAACTGGTCGCAGTGATAGTGAAGGCGTACGGTATTGACGTCACACGGCAGGTGGATACGCTCGCGGCTGCTCACGCTAGGTTTACTAACGCACTGCTAACGTTCGGTGAAGCGCTGGACAAGACTGGGGGGTTTTCCACCAGAGCGATGCACACGTACGATCTTATGCGTGATACCCTAACTACCCTGACTAGCCATATACAAGAAACGGCAAAGGTCGTTATAGTTCTGACTGGCGCTCTCGGTGGCTTGGCTGCTGGCTACTTGATCGCTGGTCTCGGCAGGCTTGCTACCGCTATCATCGACATTGGCAAGGCTATAGCAACAGCGAACGCCTTGGCGTTGACGGCGGGTGGTACTGTTGCTATGTTAATCAAGCTGGCTGCGACGGCTGCAGGTATCGCGGTGGCTTTCAGTTACCTCGATACCATCATCGGGAAGACCGGCGATGCGATGTTGTCGGGCTCCGTTGATATTGAGGCCTACATTAAGGAGTGGGACAAGCTTCACAAATCGACATCGAGCGCTACCGACTCCATGATGACTCAGGTCAAGACCCTTCAGGCGGCCGCAGACGCTGAGCTCACGGGCACGACTAGGAAACTCCACGAGCTGGAGGACCAGTACGCATCCCTCAATAGGCAGTTAGACGAAAAACCGAAGGTTGGGTGGTTCCAGACAGCCTCGGGTAAGACCAAAGAGATCGAGAACAACATTGCCGGCATCCGAGCTCAAATGGATGCCTTAGTGAACGTCCAGACGGGCCAGATCGCTCAGGTGGAGAAGTACAAAGCTCTGTCGTTAGAGCTGGTGAGAATCAAGGGTGAGCAGCTCAAAGCGGAAGCAGCAGTGAAGGGTATTGTGACCGGCGATAGCGATGCCATACTACGACAGAAGGAGGCAGAAGACAAACTTAAGACCGCTCTTGAAGGCGTGAGAGGGGAGGTTGAAGCAATAAAGCTCGGCCCGTACGCAGAGCAGCAGGCAGCAGCTATGGCTAAAGTCCGGAAGGAGGTCGAGGCGGAGCTGGACTCTCTAGAGAAGGTCGGGTTCACGTTGAACGCGCAGAGGGATGGTCTCGTCCACACGACTGCGCAAGCTGCTCTGCTGGATGACATGTTTAAGGAGTGGGCAGTCGATCTGAGGAGAGTTGCGGAACTTAAAGTGTTTGAGAAGAACTTTATCGAGCCTTGGAAAGTGGCAGAGGAGCTCCTGAAATCGGGAATGACGACTGCCGTCGATCAGCTCATCACTGCCTTAGAGAAGGGGAAGGTATCATGGAAGGATTGGTCGAAAATCGCCCTTGACGTCATTAACATGGTCATCAAGAAGATGGTGGAACTGGTCGCTGTCATTCCTCTACTGAATGCCCTATTCGGGGAGGGAACCGCTGGGAAGGCTATCGGGTGGACTGGCGGCCTGGGTGCTGGCGGGTTAATCGGCTGGTTGAGCAACCTACTTGGTGGCACGCCGTACACTTCTGGCCCAACGCCGGGGCCCAGCACTACCGGCGGGATTGGTATGGCCCACGGCGGGACACCTATCAGTCAGTATGGAACGTTCCCGACGGCTCTGTTTGCTGGGGCACCAAGATTACACTCTGGGCTGGGAGCTGGGGAGTATCCGGCAATCTTACAGCGCGGGGAGACGGTGACCCCTCGCGGAATGACTCCTGGCGGGGCGCCAGTCACCATTAACATTAGTCATCCGCCTGGGACGGAAGCTGACGTACAGAAGAACACCACAGGCGGCTTGGACACCTACAATGTTGTTATCACCCACGTACAGAAGGCGCTGTCGACTGGTCGATTGGATCTCGGTATAGGCGGCCGCTATGGCTTCCGTCCTGCTGGCATTAGGAGATAGTCATGGTAGCTCCTGCATGGCCTGGCACGGTCCCTACTAGTTGCGACATTGTAACGCTGCAGGAGATGGATCAGGACGAACTGGTTCGTTGGAAGCCGGAGTATGGTCTAGAGAAGCTCCGTCGCCGCACCTCGATGGTCATTGCCACCATCAAGTACCAGAGGACAATGACGCTGGTCGCTTGGGATGCACTTCAATCCTTCTATAGGTTGTCCTGTCAGAACGGAGCTCTGGCCTTCACAGGCACACACCCTAGAACCGGGGCGGCCATCAGTGCGCAGTGGACCGCAATGCCGACGATGAGAACTATGGGCTCTCATACCGTCTGTATAGTAGCCATCGAATACGCAGTGTTACCAGTCAATGCCGCGTAATCTCTTACCAGCGTTTAGGTCCGACTTCGAAGCGCCCCGCGCTTCGAACGTGATCTTGATCTTTGCCAGGTTCTACTCCTCGTTCTTCGCAACACCAATTTGGGTGGTCAACGATGTAGTAAACTATACACTCAGTGGGCAAGTCTGGATTGGCTTTCCCTTTCAGATCGAGTTCCTGGAGGATTCCGATAAGCCGCCAAGAGGCAAGATCACTGTTGAGAACGTCGACACTACAATGGGCGAGGCAGTCAGGAACCTATCGTTTTCACCTAGCTTGGATTTGACGGTGTACGCGTCCTCTGATTGGAATACAGTCATTGACGTCCCTTCTAATTCTCGACTGCCTGTTGGTACGCCCACTGTGGAGTACGCGGCGTTGGCGCTTCAGTTGTGGGATGTGACAATTACTAGTCAGACTATAGAGGCCAGCTTCGGCCCACCAGACATCTCACAGGAATTCTGGCCACAGACCCGATGCACCCAAAACTTCACACCAGGATTGTTCCGATGAGCACACTGTCTCCCTTGCCGAACTCCGCGAAGCCGGAGAACTGGTTGAACCGCTACATTGGGGTTCAGTACGGTGATCGCCCAGGCCAGTATAAGTGCTGGTCTTTGGTTCAGGCTGTCTATAAGGAACAGTTGGGCATTGACTTGAAGGACTATAAGGGAGTAGATGAGGGGGACTTACGGGACCTCATTAGAGTAGCTCGGGAGATGGGCAATGACTACAAAGAACCGCCCTGGACAGTCGTGCAGCCTCCATTGCTTAACTTCGACGTGGTCATTATGGCTGGCCATGTTAGGACAAAAGAATCTTTCTACAGGGCACCCGTCCACGCGGGGGTCTTCGTCCAAGGGAGGATATTGCACATCCAGGAGGGAACGGACTCCGTTCACGTCGATCCCCGTCACCCTTCTATTAGGTTTAGGGTCATCGCGTACTCGAGGCACCAGGACTTGATGTGAACGCATTAGTTCCCGTTGTCTACCGTGAACTCCCTTTGGTTGGGAAGCCAAGGCAGTGGTCTGCCCCTCTGGGGTCCAGTATTTTGGACATTCTACAGGAAGTGCCAGACTTACCGCCTTACTTCCTAGAAGCGGGGTTTGTCTGCGTTAACGGGGAGGAGGTACCGAGAGAGTGGTGGCCGTACGTACGCCCCAAAATCGGTTCGGTAGTGTCCCTGCACGTCAGACTGCACAGCGGTAGTACATCGAAGATTCTGGCTTCCGTAGCAGCCGTGGCCGTCATATTGATCGCTGCGATTGCGGCTCCTGTGCTTGCTGGGGTTCTCACAGGCGCGACGTCAGGTCTGTTGTTTTCGGGGGTTCAGGCCGCCATTGGCATTGCTGGCTCTATTGGCGGCGCGTTATTGTATTCTGCCTTAGCCCCACCACCCGCGGCAGCGGCTACTCAAGCTGCGGGCCCGGTACAGGACTACTCAATTAAGGCGGCGGCCCTGTCTGGCAACACATTGAGGGCTGGGGACAACCTGGCGAGGGTGTTGGGGTACCGTCGTGTGTTTCCTTCGTTCGTTAGTCAGCCCCTAGTTGAGTTGATCGGATTGAATGAGGTCGTGGAGGGTGTGTATGGGTTGGCCGGCCCTCACCAGATTGATCACATCTATGCTGCGGATGTCGACGT